ATCATATCTACCATTAGGTGAACGTGTGTATTGCCAGTCAAGCACCACCTGTGGAGTAAGCACTGACACATATGGACGAATACCATTTTCACGCTGTTCGCCTCTTGTTGTTGCATTAATGTTGGGCTGTGAAATTACAATCCAAGAGTGTCCAAAAACACTGGACCAAGTAGCCGCATCTTTCATAAACGCATCTAAACTACGTCCATCCATGTCAGCATCTTTTAAGAAGTCTTCTAATTCAGGATAGTTTGCAATTGAGCCAAATTCTCTTTGAGGGGCAGTTCTAAATAAGAATGATTTGTAAACGTTCACAATACTTTGACAGTGGTTTTCTAAGAATGTATTGTTAAGACGACTTTCATATTCGCCGTCTGTTTCTAATTGATATCTGATTAGGTGTTTGCCCTGGCGCCATGTTTCCCCGCCCAGGTATGCTTCAAGTAAATATTTCCATCTACTGTCGTAGGTTTCATATATTTCATTGCCGCTGATTAAATGATTAATTTCATTCTGAATAGTATTAGTTACTGTTGCCATTTGTTATCCCCTAAAATTGTAATCCCTTCTGACTCTAACTCCCCAACGTTGTGGTTCCATATCAGTAGAAATATTGTCTCGTTTAAGTGGAAAAATAAATGCAACTGCGTAACTTAAAGCATCAAACATATGTGAATAATCGTGTTTCCCACCTGGTTTATGAGGAATTTGCGTTCCTTCTTTGTAGTTGTATTTTTCCAAACATTCTATAGTGTATTTACACCGTTTACTAATAAATAGCCGTCTAACCCCGTCTGCAGAAGCAAATCTGGCGTTGGTAGCATTAATCCTATCTCTGACAGCATCATGTCTGTGTGGTGCTTTAACAATGAACCCAGCATTCTCTAATATTGTAAAGTCTGTTTGTCCATTTGCACTTGTTCTTTTTTGGCGTGAAGCAGGATCAGGATAGTAAAATATCTTGCTGTTAGGATATCTGTTCTTTAATTCTTCTGCTATTTCATTTGTATTAGAGTCAAACATTGCTATTTCATCAATTTGATATAGCGTGTCCCCATCTTTAACCATAATAGCGGCTGTGATAGGATTTAAATTGAAATCGCCGCCAACGTGCAGAATTCCTGTGTTTAGATGTTCTGGCATTTCTCTAATATGCTGATCCCTATCAAATGCATGACAGATTCTGCTCTCTGCTACTTCCCAACTTCCTTCAAACTCTTGCTTAAATTGTTTAAGGCTCATTTCAGAACGTGCTTGTTCTATTTCTTCTGGATCCACAAACCCTGCTTCTGCTGTTGTGATGCTGAATGAGCGCCACTCAGGATTGTTTTCCTGCATTAGATATAATTCATAAAACCAATTGTTTTTTCCAGTTGGTGTGGATATGAATAAACAGCCACCCCTCTGATCCGCAAGTGCAGGACGGATCACTGAATACCAAGCATCTGGATCTACCAGCGCCGCTTCATCAATTACGCAATAGGATAAGGAAATTCCCCTTAGGTTCTGTGCACCATTGTCCGCACCTTTTAAACTAATAAGTGTTTGATTTTTAAGCAGGATAGTTAATTCGCTTTCATTAATCTTCTTAACCCAACGCAAGTCCAACAGTTTTTCTTTCAATAATTTCCAGGCTATCAATTTTGCCTGTCTATAACTTGCTGTTAAATAATATATATTCTGATTGGGTTTTCTTGCGTGATAGCATATCTGACGTATTGCCAAATAGGTTTTTCCCGCTCGCCTACCAGCACAAACTGTGATAAAGCGATTTGAAAAATTAGAAACGGTTGATTGCCACGGTGCCAAATGCATAACTGTATTTATTCCGTTAGCAATTTGAGGATTTTATTGCGACTGTTGTTTTTTTAGTTCTTTGAGTGCATCATTTAATTCTTGCATTACATTAGCGTAATCGTGTGTTAGTCTCTGATGCTGTTTGCTTAATTCAACCATTAAGTCACTAAGGTTGTTGTTGCTTGTAACAAGATTGTTAATTGTATGTCTTTGTTGCAGTTGTTCTAATTTAATTCGCTGTAATTCATCGTACGGCGAAAAATTGTTGTCTATCATTTCTGCTCCATCCCACCAATTGCTCATACTACTATTTAACAGGATGTCCAGAATAGTAATCATATATGATAACTTTTCCTGGGGATTTACCCTTACCGCAGAAACTTGGCATCTTGTAATCCTTTGCTCTCATTCTTGTTTGGCATGGATCCGCATTGTCATACATTGTAGATAACCAACGAGGTGGTGTTGCACAACCTGTTAGAGTTATTAGCAGTATGATTAATAAAAGACGCAAGTCTTATGCCTTTGTTATTAAGTTGCTTGGACGCCACTGACGCCTGTCCTTTGTCAATGGACAGTCCTGTGTTAAATCATCTATTAATCTATACTTGTCAAATTTAGACAAATCAAACCCATACATAAAGTCTTCTAAATCAAAATATTTAAGTCCGTATTTTAAGTTTATTAACCTTGCAATATTAACACATCCACCATCTTCTGCTTTGGGTGAAAGTGGCATAACGTTTAGGAACTCTTTAAGTAATTTCTTTGCTTCATATAGATGACGCTCAGTCAAATCATTTTTATCTGCGGGCCAATCTTTTACAATTAAAGAACCATATTGTTTTAACACTAACTTCTGTTGTTCTACATTTAAAGTTGTCATTATGCTGTCTCCAATTGCTTGTCATTCTGTTCCAGGGTGTTTAACTCATCTACCCTACGATCACAGTCTTGTCTTGAAGTATATGTGTTAGAATCCCAAACCGTGCTATCCCACAGCGTTGTTCCTACTGCTTGCCAGCGTCCTGTAAACGGTGCAGTTTCTTCTGCTATCCATACTACTGTGTTTTTCATTGTGTTTACTCCTGTTGTTTAACTATATCTATAGTATAGCAAACGTA